CGAGGTCCCAGTTGGTGTTCTGCTCCAGAGCGGCAAGGCTCGCCTTCGTGAACTCGAGGCGGTTGTGGGCCAAATAGATCAGGTCGATCATTCGAACGGACTCCCGATTCCTTCCGGCCGCGCCACGACGGCATAATTCTGAACAATCTTCTTCGACGTGTTCCCGGGATGCACCGAAGCCACCATCATTTCGCGTCCATCTGCGGAGACGAGTTGCTTCGCTTTCGCCGCAGTCTTTTGGAAAGCCCCGTCCTCGCCGATCTGTTTCGCTTCGAAGGGATGATCTTGCCAAAAGGACTTCTGGTAACAGAGAGAAGTCCCGATGGCGTAAGGCTGGTGATGGGAGAATCGCCACCAGTTCGGGCCGTCCGTAAACAACATGCTGTGATAGCCCGCCACAGCCTTGCCGGAATTCTCCAACATCGCGACCTGTTCAGCCAGGCGCCCTGGCGAGCTCCAGTCGTCATCGTCCCAGTGGGCAATGATTTCGCCGCTCGCAAACGTAGTCGCATAGTTCCGCTTCGCGCCAATCGTTAGCCTTTCCGGCAGATGAACGTGCCGGATGCTTTTGCTGTAAGGGATCAGTTTGCGAATGTCGTAACCGTCTGAAACGATCACCAATTCCTTATTTAGGTAATCCTGCTTAAGGAATAGATTAATGGCTTTCTGAATCCAGTGTCGCCTATCGCGAGTCACGCAGATGCAACTAACACGTGCCATCACAGCGGATAGGCTCCCCACTTATCGATGAAGATTTTTCTGCCGCCGTCCAACTGCGCTGAAACCTTCGGATCACCGCGGAAGGCGCTCTTCAGCGAAGCGTGATCCACGAAGCAGCCGTCATGGATTCCGATCTGCAGGCCTGCGCGTCGCACGCGGTAGCAGAAATCGTCGTCCTCGAACCCGTAGGCTGTAAACCGTTCGTCCAGGTAGCCGATCCTATCGAGTGTCGTCCTCGGGATCAGGACCGCAATGAAGCAGACCATTCTCGGATCCTGCCGCAAGCCAATGCCGCGCGGCTTCTGATTGTTGCTTCCCACGTTGTTCGTCGTCGACGCAATAATCCCGAACTCCGGACGTTCCGCCGCAGTCTTCTGCAGCAGCGAGAATCCGCCATGAGTCTTCAGGATCGCGTCATCGTTCAAGAGCAGGACATCGTCGCGACCAGCAGCCCGAATCCCGATGTTGATGTTGCGCGAAAAGATGAACGGCTTCTTTCCGGGAATAACCTCGCCGAGATTCCGAATGTCGTCGATCCCGTCGTCCACAACGATCGTGCGCGCGCCTGGCTCGAGACTGCGGACTGCCTCCACACAAGGCCTTGCATTCGAAAGGGTCTTGCTGGGAATGATGACGGTCAGGCCTGCGGCCGATCGATCGAGCTTCTCCCAGCGTGCATCCCGTGTTCGCCCGCTCGTGTTCCCACGGTGATTCGTTGCGGTCAGCATGCCGTTTGCAGGCGCGCTGGTGAATGCGTTGCGTGCAACTGCGGCGGCTACGAACTCCGCGTCCTCTGCCACCTGGATCGGCTTGAAGGGAAACTGGCGCGCCCACTCCCGTTCGTATATCAGCGACGATCCGGCTGCGTGGTCCGCGTCACCGGTCCATCTCAGCCAAGACGAGCCTTCCGTGAAATCGACCTGATGGTATCCGGTAACAGGCAGGCCGGAATTGACAAGCCGATCGACCTGGTCGCGTAGCCTGTCCGGAGCGGAAATATCGTCATCATCCCAGTGCGCAATGTACTTGCCTCGTGCGTGCTCCAATGCAAAGTTGCGCTTCGTGCCGATGTTGCGGCCCTCTTCAACGTGCATCAGCCGGATGTCTTGGCTGTCTGGGACGAGATCTTTAATGTCTTCTCCGTCCGAGACAATGAGGAGCTCGCGCGGTTGATAGCTTTGCGCGATGTAGCACGCGATCGCCTTCGGAATCCACTCCCGCCGGTTTCTTGTGACGCAGACGCACGTGACGCCTTGTTCTCGAAGGGCGGCAGCATTTTGTTCTGGTGAGGCTTTTTCATAGAGGATCCCCGGCGGCCTGGCCTGACGCGCGATTCCCTCGCTTATGAGACGCGTGCCCGTCGAGTCGTCCGCTTCAAACGGAACGTTCGCAGGATTCCAGACGTCAGCGATAGAGAGCGGCCGGTCGGATACGATCAGCATTTGTGTCACGAAAAGGGGGCTGGCCGGTGATTCAAGCCAGCCCCTCGGATGGTGGTCAGTCGCTAGTTGCTAGGGGCTGACGGCAAAGGTCCCGAAGATAAATGAGCCAGGGCGGTAGATCGGAAGGGCCACCCTTTTCTCAGCCCGCACGGCAACCTTGTTCTCAACAAAGAAATTCGCATGCTCCGTCGATATCGCCAGTTCCATATCCATCCGGTCGCGAATTTCCACAGCCACCGGATTGCCAGATCCGACCAGGAATGTGCCGACGCTCATTTTGTTCGTCCGGATCGGCGTCAATCCCCAGAAGGGATCGATCGTGATTCCGTTGTTGCCGAACACATAGTTCCGGTTCGCGTCCTTGGTGCGGAGAATCTGCCAGTAGTCCGTCGGATGAAGCACGACGAACGTCGGGTCGATCTCGTTCGCGATTTCGATCTGCTGGATCGCGGCAGAGATATTGTCCGACTTGTTGTAGACAGGCAGGCCCAGGGCGGTCTGAAACGCCGTCGCCGCAGTCACCAGTCCCTGTATGTCCGTCGATCCGCCGCCCCCGTGCAGGAACTCAATTTCCTCGCGGAGATTGACGTAGTACGGCATCGCGATGCGAAGGTAGCCCATCAACTCGTCGAAATCGTCCATCGCCTGGCGAGTCATGGGTATCCATGTCGCGATCGTCTTCACGTAGGCGGAAGCTGTCGTGAAGGTGACCGCGTTCTCAATCTTGGCGACGCCTTCCGCCAACTGCAGTGAAGCGACGGTAGGTGCGGAATTCACCTTGACGAAGTCCACTGTCGGGAGGTTCGTCGGGCGCGCGGACAGCACGTTGCGCAGCCGTAGCGTTTGGCGTGCTTCTTCTACGATTCCCGCCCTGCGGTCAATCTGAAGAACGCCAGACACCGCACTCCCCAGCGCGGCGCTGTCGATCGTGGTCTTTCGTTCCAGCAGGTCCGCAATGTGCCGGCCCTTGATTTGAACGAAGCACGTTCCGCGTTTCGTTTTGATCCAGTCCTGAAGCCGCGCATCCTCGCGCAACTCTTCCTCAAGACTGGCTCCGCGGCTGGCGCCCTTGTGGGCTTCAGCCATCTTTTTGTCGATCTCGTCGACCTGCTTTTGCAGGGCGTCGAATTTTTCTTTGGTCTCACTCAGAACCGTTCCGAACTTTTCCATTTCGGATTTCTGCTGTGACTTGTTTTCCTGAACAGCAGAAAGCACGGCCTCGAGCTGACCGTTGAGATCTCGGTCTTCAGCCATTGTGTTGTGCTCCTTATTTTTTGGGTGTTTTCGAGGTCAGTTGCTGAGCTCTTCCAGGATCCGGCGGATCTTGGCTTCGCTCTCCGAGTGGTCTTCTGCTGCCGGCTCGGGTGTACTCTCCGCGGCTTTCGTGGACAAAGTGGATGGACCGGCTTTGCCCTCCAAAAGTGCGAGCAGGGAATCGTGACCGCTGCGGATCTGGTCGCAAGCGGCTCTAATCTTTTCGGCGGTGGCTGCGCTGATCGTCGCGCCAGCCTTCAGGAAGCGGTCTTTGACCTCAGACTCTTTCGCCGAGTAAGTCTCCATGCCGTAATACTTGGCGACCGCATCGATATATGTTGGGAAAAAGTCGGTATCGGCATCGACAAATTGCCGCAAAATCTCGGCGTGCGCGGAGATTTTCTCGTCCCGAGTTAAATCTGCCCATACCAGCGAGGAACGCGCAGCCGACAAGGCCTGCATGATCTGGTAGTAGGCATCCCAGGTCTGAATCTCGGTTAATTCCTCGTTGAAGTTGCCTTTGACTTCTTCGCCATCCGCATTCTTGACGCTCGTGATCATGGCGAGCTCATTCATAGGGAAAGTGACGATCGAGCCTTCATACAGCCGGATTTCCTTCAGCCGGCGAATGCCTTTATCGATCGTGTCCTTCACGGATTCGAAGCCGATGGAGAGTCCCTTGACGATCTGCGCCTTGATGACGGCATAGGCCCGCTTCGCTTCTGGAAGTTCCATGAGCAACTGCCCCTTACACCAGAGGCCGTCCTTGCGGTCCTCGAGGGTCAGTTGCCCGATCGGAACATCCGCCTTGTGCTGCCAGAGCAGTGGCCGCGTGTTTCCGTGGTCTTTCAGGGTTTTGGTATAGGCGCCAGGCTCAACGATATCGGAGCCGCCGTCCACGTTGCCATAAGGGGAAAGAATCCCCTCAAAGCTGCCCTCGGTGCTGATCTCCTTAATCTCCAGGCGGAGGCGTGATTTCGTTTTCATGGGTTTCTCCTAAAGGTTTTTAGCCGCGGAGGGTGGTCAGGATCTTCTCAATCACGGCCTTCGGTTCTCGGCGCGCTGGCACTGCCTTGCGCGTGCCGTTAGCGGGCACATATAGAGATTTAGCCGGCAGTGGCCCTTGTGCCGGCTCTGGCTCCGCCTGTGGCTCTGAGGGCAATGGCTCTCCCGTTCCCGGTACGGTCTGCATGTTCTGCTGGATCGTATAGGCTTTGCCTGCACCGTCCGGCAGCGGGTTGCGGTCCTCAAGGTCGCGGATTTCGTCGGCGTTCAGCCAGCCGTTCTGTTTGGCGCTCGCATATCCAGCCATCCGTGCTGCGAAGTCCCCGATCAGGAACGCATTCAGATTGAAATGCAGGAAGAACTTTCCTTTCTCATCGGGCGTCAGCACGCAGCGATTCCAGTCGTCCTGCCACTGACTCGCCCAGTCCGCCATCGTGATCGTCTTGAACTCTAAGAACAGTTGCTCGATGTTCGAAAAGGTCGCGCGTGACAGGTCGCCGATAAGATGCGGACTGACGCCCCACCAGCGCGAGAGTTCGGAAACCGTCCACTGCCTGCTTTCCAGTGCCTGCGACTCCTTGAGCGTGGTCCCGATTTCGTGCAGCAACGTGCCGTCATCGAAAATCAGGTTATTTGTGGGGTCGCTGGAAACTTGCTTGAGGTCCGCGCGCCAGGCCTCAAAAGCTTTCTCATTCTCAAACTTGAATTTGCGCTCCAGCCAGAACGGCTTCCGGCCGCCCATCCGCCAGACGCTGGACACGTGGCGCTCTGTCGCCAGGGCCGTTCCAATCGATTGCTTCCCTGCCCGCAGGGGGTTGATGCCGTGAATGCCGTCCCAGCTCAATCCGCGAATATGCAGGATGTCGTGGGCCTTGGCGCTGGTGACCGGGTAATCTCCGTCCTTGCCGCCAAATTCATTCAAAATGGAATAGACGAGACGCTTTTGCCCCGTCCTCTCGCGATCGATTTTCACTTGATTCGGCATCAGTGGCCAGAGTTCGACAGCAACGCCGGTGCCGCTCCGCCGAATGATCTTCGCGTAGGCATCCCCGCCCAACATGCAATGGGCTGTCAGCGTCGACTTGAAAGACCGTGCGGAGATTTCCGGATTCGGCTCATCATGCATCGCGCGAAACATCGGATGTTCCGCGGCCTGGCGCTTTCCGGAACTGTCCTTCGCCATTACAAACGCCGGGATCCGCCCCATCGTTCCCGCAACAAGCCGAAGGCACGCATACACGACGGAGTGCGACAGGGCGGAATCCAGGTTAACCGTCTCGCCGCTCCAGGAGGGCATCCCGCCGCCCAACGCGTTGTAGATCGACGGATACTTTCGATAGAAGTCCATCTCCGTCGTGGTCGTAAAGGTCTCGCCGGATTTCAAGTTTAGAGACAGCAACTCTCCGCGGTCGCGTCCTTCCGTGAGCCGTTTCAACCTTTCAACGATTTCGGGAAACATCAAATGTATCGGACTGGAGTGTAGGGAACGCGGGTGTCTTCGGTTCGCAGCAGGCTGAATATTGCCATTAACGTCGCCGTCACGCCGTCAATCTTCTTCGCCTGATTCTTCGGCTTAACAGGGCGGATGCGGCCCGCATCGTCGCGTTTAACGGCCACGTTTTCAAAGTTCCAGCGCATGCAACGATTCGCGTCGTGCGTAACCCTTTTCGACTTCAGTAGCGCCTCAAGAATCTGACAGGGCTCGTTCATGTACTTGTAGTTCTGGAGGATCTCTTCGACCAGGAACCCCTTTTTCTGCAACTTCCCCGCGATATCGGTGGCAAACGCCGGGTCGTAGCCAATCTTGGCCTGCTTCAGCAACGGGAAACGATCAGCGAGAGCGACGATGTCTTTGAAGATCTGGTCGTAGTCGATCGTGGTGCCCTCGGTGACGCGCACGAATTTCTGCGCTACCCAATCGTCATAGCGGATATTTTGATCTTTGATCCGCTCCAGCATCGTCTCTTCGGGGATCCAGAACATCGGAAGCACATGAATTCGATAGTTTAGAGAGACTTCCTTCTTCTCGATCTTCCCTTCCGCGTTCTCAATGTCGATGGAGATCTTTTCTGTCTGCTGCAACTGCTCCCGAAACGTCGCCACGAAAGACGCAAGGTCGATCTTCTGCGCGAGATCGAGACCTCCAGCCACCACCAGTTTTCGGAGGAAATCGTCAGCAGGCAGAGGCGACGGACAGGCGTCCCACCAATCGATCGGCAGCCAGGCGACAGCCTGATTGACCCACCGGTTCCCATGGAATCGAAGAAAGTCGTTTAGCTTTCGCGGCTGAACCTGGGCCTCGCGCATCTCGGCCATGATGCCATCGTGCTGGACCGTGATGCCGTGGCCTGGATTGACACGGCGAAGGACTTCCGGATTCGTCCAATCGGCATTTGGCTTCAGTTCGAAGATTACGGGCAAGCAGGCCTCGTCGGGATTCTCGCCACGCTCGGCGCCGGACATTACGCTCTTGGCGTACTCATATTCCTCATAGCAGATCCCCTCATCGTCATCGCCGGCATGCGAGATCTCCACCATGCAGGGCTGGCGCCGCTTCGCCATCGATTTCTTGAGCGCTTCAAATAAGTCCCGGTTCCGCTGGGCGTGGAGTTCGTCGAAGATAACGAAGTGCGGACGAAAGCCGTGCTTGGTTGCGGCATCCGAGGAAAGAACCTTGTAGGTCGATCGCGTATCTCTGCAATAGATGGAGTCCTTGAGGACCTCGCAGATCTCCAGAAGTTCCGGCGATTCCTCCACCATCACTTTTGCGTTGTCATGGACCGTCCGTGCCTGCTCTTTGTCGGCGGCAACGGCATAGACCTCGGCTGCGGGCTCGTTGTCGCAGATCAGGGCGTAGATCCCCGTGCCGGCCCCCCACGGGCTCTTGCCGGAACCCTTCGGCAGAAATGCAAACAGTTTACGAAAGCGGCGATACCCGGTCGACGCGTGTTTCCAGCCGAACAGCGGCCGCGTCAGGAGCTTCTTCTGATACTCGAGGAGTTCAAACTTTTTGCCGGCAAACTCCCCGATGTGATGTGTCAGGAATTCCGGGAAGAAATTAACGGCATTATCGGCGGTCTGGGCATCGAAGTAGAACCGGCCATCCGGACTTTCCCATCGCGCTCGCTCTACCGACCACACGCAAGGAATCTCGATGGTGACGCCCGGCCACTGGACGTGCGGGGCCAACCCGCTGCCCCACCAGGGCTCCGGCGGTGCCGCTGTCGGCTTCCGTGGCAATCGCTGTCTCGGCCGTCTCGTCTGAGTTTCAGGCTGCGCGCTCATTCCTGCTTCCCGCCGCGGAAGGCCACTAGTCTGCTTTTACGCTCGATCGGCTTCACAATCTTTACGCGGTTACGCGAGGAGGGTGTCTGGCCGAATTCAACGAGATACTGCCGGACCGCCATATGCCCCTGGCGGAGTTGCGTGGACTGCTTCGACAGAAGGAACTCTAATCTGACAATTTCACGAACTGCGTCCAGGAGTTCCTGCCCCTGTAGTCGTCGGACTTCCTTCATCAACTTGTCTGAAATTTTCCGGAGGCGGTCATGGTCGGCCTTGATGGCTTCGACTTCGGCGAAAAGCGTGGCGTATTGATAGAGGGCAGCGTCATCGACGATTTTGAGAGTCCCAGATTTCTCCATCCGGTCGAGCATTCGATTCCATTCCCCGAGAGCCTCGCCGGATAGAGTCTTTGGAGGCTCAGGGCGGCCACTCGGAGGGTCCGGGCTGACGAATCCACCATGCCGGTCTGGACGAAAAGTTCCGGACGCCTCGAGCTCAGAGGTATTTTTCGCGTTATGGCCGCCGGAATTACTAGTACCTGGCATTTTTCAGCAGTTATTGGCGAATTTCATTTGCTGACGGCGCGTGTTCCTGAC